CCTGGCTCGGACTTACGGCTGGATCGTCGGCTTTACTTACGACGCCAGGAAGTCCGAGCCGGGCGAGCCGGACCTTCGGATGGTGCATCCGGTCCAGCGCCGTGTCATATTCGCGGAACTCAAGACGACCAAAGGCCGGCTGACCAAGGGACGGATGAACAAAGCCGGGAGCCGTTGGCTTCCCGGACAGGACGAATGGGGCGACGCGTTGGAGTCCTGTCCCGGCGTGGAATATTACCTCTGGCGCCCGGACGGACTGAACGGGGAGATCGAGCGCATATTGCGCTATGTGATAGAATGGCCGCATGACGATGAGAGACCGCGTCCAGGAACTGCGCCGCGTCCCGGCGTCGGAACTCCGGGCCAATCCTAAGAACTGGCGGCGCCATCCGCCGGCCCAGGTCGCCGCCCTCCGTGGCGTTCTTGACGACATAGGATTCGCCGACGCGGTGATCGCCCGCGAAACTCCCGACGGCCTGGAACTTATCGACGGCCACCTCCGCCAAGAGGTTATGGGAGACCAGCCGGTCCCGGTCCTGATCGTGGACGTGACCGAGGAAGAAGCGGACAAGATGCTCCTCACTTATGACCCGCTGGCGATGATGGCCCAAGCCGACCAGGACCAACTCCTCGACCTACTCCACGACACCCAGTTCGCCGACAAAGCGGTCAACGATATGCTGGAGGCGTTGGCTAACGGGGAGCGGTTGCCGGATTTTGAACCCGCCAGCATTGATGAACAAGGGCGGCTTGACGAAAAGAAACCGATTGAATGCCCAGAGTGTGGCCATCATTTCACGACCTGATCTGAGGTTGGATTGGTGTTCCCATGCAGCGGCTAAATATGCTGTCGAGCATTGGCATTATTCGAAACGGATGCCGAAGTCTAAACTAGCCAAAATAGGGATTTGGGAGGATGGTCAGTTTATAGGTGCTGTGGTATATGGGGTTGGAGCAACCGCAGCCTTAGTGCAACGATTCGGATTAACATCTATAGAAGGGGCAGAGTTAGTGCGGGTGGCCTTGAGAAATCACACGACCGAAGTGAGTCGGATTCTCTCTGTATCGCTAAGATTGGTTAGACACGCTTTCCCTGGTTTAAAGTTGCTGGTTTCATTTGCCGACCCAGAATATGGGCATTCTGGAATCATATATCAGGCGTCAGGATGGGTTTATACAGGCATGACCGCTTCAAGCCCTGAGTATATAGTGAATGGTAAGCGTTGGCATGGGCGGGCTTTGAGGCACGAAAAGCCCGCCCATTTAACCACTGTAGAAGCAGCGAGTAAATTAGACTCTAATTATATGATTGTTCTGGGTAGTTCTAAACATCGTTATCTGTACCCACTTGATGCCTCCTTGGAAAAGCAGATAGCTCCCCTTTCCAAGCCTTATCCAAAGCGTCCGAAGGATTCCAGCGAACCGCCGGCTATCCATGCCGGAGAGGGCGGGGCAGCACCGACCCGGACGCTCCACAACTTGTTCCCATTACGAGATCGAATGTCCCGAGTGGACACTGAATAAGTCATGGCTTTACAAAACGGGACGAAGATCGGCGCCGAATTAAGACGGTCCCAGGTCTTGCAATTGAAGCAAGCCGGAGCGTCGGAGCAAGCCATCGCGGAGCAACTCGGCGTATCCAAGACACAGATAAACAACGACGTCAAGCGCCGGCTGGCGGAGATCAAGAAGTCGGACACCGAGGCGGTTGAGCAAGAATACACGCTCCAGAAGTCGCGCTATGAGCGGCTTCTTCTCCGGTGGTGGAGCCAGGCGATCGGCCCCGACGATACCCAGGCCGCGAGAGCAACCGGTGTCGTTCTGGACATTCTCCGCCGCCTGGATCTGATCGGCGGACTTGTCCCAGATAAGCCATTGATCCAACTCCAGCAGCAGAACCTTATAGTCGGCGGCGTGACCTTTGCGGACCTACTCCGCGAAGCGATGGACGGCGCCGGTCAAGTCGTGGAGGCAGAGAATGTCGGTACTGAGTGCGATCTGGCAATGGGCGCGGAAGCCAACCCGGAAATACGGGCGGACAACTGAGACCACCGACTCCCGCGGTCGCCGCCGGATCGTTTGCCTTGCCAGCGGAACGCCGGCGACGACTGGCGTCGAGTCCAGGCTGACGCCGAGGAACGGCAAGACGACCCGGTGGGCCTGGTGTCTGGAATGTTCGCAAAGCGTCCGGGTGACCGGGCCGAATAGTCTGCCACAGTTGACCTTCCATAAGGGGAGGCCGGACCGGTGACCACGCTGTCCCAGTCCGAGGCTCAATTCCTGGCCGATCATTCCAGGGCAGACCCGGATTATTTCTGGCGGTCGATCCTTGGATCGCCCACGGTTTACGACAAGCAGTTGGAAATGGCGCGGGCGGTCCGGGACCATAGCCGCGTCGCGGTGGTCGGCGCCAACGGTACGGGGAAGGACTGGCAATCGGCTAGGGTGATGCTCTGGTGGATGGCGACCCGGTCGCCGGCCATCTGCGTCGTCCTCGGCCCGACACACCGGCAAGTCTCTGATATAGTCTGGAAGGAAGCCCGGAGCGCTTATCTAACGGCGCGGATGCCGCTGGGCGGCCAGATGTACCGGACGGCCCGCTGGGAGTACGATGACCGGCGTTATGCGGTCGGATTCTCCACCGACAACGAGTACAACATCCAGGGCTTCCACAGCCCTAACCTCCTGGTCATCCTGACCGAGGCCCACAACATCGAGCAGTCCCACATCGACGCGGTGAAGCGGCTCAACCCGGCCCGGATGCTTCTGACCGGGAACGCCTTCGCCAGCTCCGGCGAGTTTTACGAGGCTTTCCACGGCGGTTCGGACCTCTATCATACGATCGAGATCGCAGCGGACGACACGCCCAACGTCCAGCAAAACCGGGAGATCATTCCCGGCATGGTAACGACCGAACAGGTCGAGGAGCGGCGCCGGGAGTGGGGCGCCGACTCCGCCTTATATATCGCCTCGGTCCTGGGGCGCTTCCCGGATAATCTGGAGGACGCCATCGTCCCGCGGTCGCTGCTGATGGAAGCGGTCGATCGCCAGCTTGAGCCGGTCGGCCAGGCTACGCTGGCTTGTGACGTGGCCCGGTTTGGCGCCGACAAGACGGTCGTATACCGACGGCAAGGGAATGTCTGCCGGCTGGTCTGGAAGTCTCAGGGCAGGGATACTCAAGAGGTCGCGGGTCGGCTCAAAGCTATGGCCGAGGACGACCCCGAAGTTGGCTCGATCATTGTGGACGACACCGGCGTCGGTGGCGGCGTCACGGACCGGCTGAACGAGGAAGGCGTGGCCGGCGGTCGGGTCAGGATCGTCCCGTTCAACGGCGGCGAGAAAGCCAGGCGCTCCGACCGATACGTCAACGCGATCGCGGAGGCGTGGCTGGAACTGGGCCAGGCGTTCCGGGACGGGACGATCGACATCGACGACAATCCGGCGGTTATTGCCCAGCTATCGGCGCGGCGCTACACCGTCCAGGGCGACCGACGGATCAAGTTGGAAAGCAAAGACGACTTCAAGAAAAGGTCAAGCGGCGGAAGTCCCGACGACGCTGACGCCCTGGCGATGTGCTACTCGGCCACCGGGCCGGGAGTCGGAGTCTGGTGATGGAGGAATGATATGGAATCTGCAGATATTAGCGAAGCCCTCGACAGGCTAGGCCAGGCAATTGCCACTGGGCTGGCCGGATTAGGCAACGGCAACGCTTACACTCCGATGGGCGCTCTCGAAGCCCACGGCAAGGCGATACTGGAAGCTGCCGATAATATCGCCAGCGCCATCCGGGAATTGAGCAACTCGATCGATACCTTGAAGATGTGACCGATTGACCAAGGAATTACGCTGCAACCATTGCGGGAAACTCCTGGCCGAGAAAGCCGAGCGAGGGACGGTCATCGTGTGCGCGAGATGTAAGACCCGGAACGAGGCGCCGTGAACATTTTTCTATTTCAAATGGCGAACCGCCGCATTATGCTGTATTGAAACTCAATTAAAACTGTCTAGCATTATAATATGACTATACGGACATATTATCAGAGGAGACCACATGACGATTGAGGCGGCACCCCAAAAACC